CTATAGTATAGATTAATACTAGACTCTAATGGTATATAAGCTCCAACGTATCTCTTAAAACCATTTCTATCATCAGCATCATTTCTAGTAAATAACATAGTGTGAGTATAATCTAATACTCCTAAATATGTATCTCCACCAAAACACATTGCCGCATCATAACCTTCCCAAGATGTTTTAACATAAGTATTAGTACTGTTGTATATAGAATAACTTCTACTCATAAAAGTGTTACCACCATATTGTGTAGCATTCTTTTTTATATTAACAAATAGTACAGCATTATATCTGTATTTCCTTAATAGAGGAGTAGTACGAATACCTGTAAAATTACCAGAATATACATCTGGTGCACTAATAGCCAAACATACTCCGTGAGGACCAAGAGCTTCATTAGAACCAATACTATAATTTACAAATCCAAATCTATCAATATAGTCTACTATTTGTTTAGCTTCAAATGCTTCCTGATAAGGAGATATATTGGTTGGTTTAGTAACATCTTTTATTGAAAAAGATTGTCGTAAATTTGAATTATCTTTATGAGCATAATTCTTTCCAAAGAACTAATAATATTTACATATACCACCGCTAAGTCTACTATCGTTTTGCTCAAATCCGTCAAATATTCCACCATCTAGTTTAACAGCTGGAATATCACCATCATAGTCAGAACCTTCTACTACACCACCAAATGGATTTTCAGTTTGATTATTATCATTACGTCCCATTACTTTAGTAAAAGGAATACCTAATCTATAATGTTTGTAATTAGCATCATCGCAATATGTAGCAGAATTAGCACAGTATAACGGAACAATACTCATTCCACTATCAACAATAGAATCTGATTTTTCTTTATTAAAACATATATCTGCACTAACAAAATCAAATATACCATTAGTATCCAATGGATTTATAGCCTATTTTTCTTGCTATACCATTTTATTATCATATATATGATAATAACCTTGTGCAAATGGAGAAATAGAGCCATCTACAAAAGTAGGCATTATAGTAGGTCTTCTATCTATACTACCTAAAGAATATTCAGCTCTATAATCCTCAGTGTTGTTATACCAACCGTTAAATCTAATAGTCTTATTTAATAATCCTTGTGTAACTACAGTTCTATCTGCTAACGTTCTATCGCATCTTACTATTTCATAAGCTACTACATCAGTAGGAAGATTCTGTACATAAAACATTATACCTAGCGGATGAGATACTAACTCATAATTACCAGATCCATCTACAGTACCACCAAAAGTAAATGGTTCATATCCTTCAATATCAGCAGATGGAAATCTTATATCTCCTATCCAATGTACAGGAGAAGGTATATTCTTAGTATTATACAATATAATACCATATCTATATACTTCATCTCTCTAATGACTTAAAAAATTAGATACATAGTAAGGATCACAATAGTTTCTTATTCTAGATTTGCCATCACTATTAAATGTATATACTAATTCTTTTGTTTCTGGACATATTAATTTAATAGTATTATAAGATTTTTTAGATGATGATAAGCTCATACTATATGGTAAAAATTTATCTCCAGACTCATCTACAACTGGAGTATTATCAGATTCTATTAAATCTGTTATAATAAATCTATAACTTATATTTAAACCTCTACCTCCTCTAATTATTCCATTATCGTCATACCCAAAAGCATATTCATCTACTGAATTATTAGGATATACCATTGAACTATTCATTGGATTAATGCAATCATGTTCTTCTGGTATTACTAAATCTGTTTCTGGACTAGTTAATTCAGCAAATGTTGTAGTTATATCTTGATTACTTATACTAGAATTTAATTTAATAATACCATTACTATTACATCTATATGCTCTAGCATCATAATCTACATCCCAAGTCAATTCTTGTACATTAGAAGCAAATAATCTATTATCCATCTTAGCTATACTTTTAGCATTAAATTCAAATGGAACTAGATCATTAAATTCTTCTATACTTAGTTCGTTAATATAACTGCTACCAACATCATTATAATTAAAAGTTATTACATTCTCTTCAGACTTAGGTAAATCTAATTCATTAACTATGTATATTTTAGGCGTTTGGGTATTGCTAGTATATTGAATACTAATTATTCTTATCTTTTCAAATCTTCCATCGTTAAATAATGTAGCCTATAATAAACAACCCTTATCTGTACTTTCTCCCTATTCATTTCCTTTAAATGTTTTAGATGAATTAGAATTACTAGATGATATAGGTATCATAGGACTTAATGAAGAAGTAGATGTTTCTCCGCCATGTACACTGAATAACTGATAACAATATTGCATCATACCAGCTGGTAAATTACCAGATGTTAATTCAATAAACTTAAATGGTGCAATAGTAGAACTAGGTAATAGATCAAAGTAAGTATCATCTTCTATATGATTAGTTTTATCTGTCTTATATTGAGCAGATATATTAATACATTTAATAGAAGAAGTACCATCAGATATATATATCTTACTTACTTTATCCGACTCATAATTAGTAACTATAGCTACTTTATTAACTAAGTTCATAACAGCAGATACTACTAAAGTCCAAGTAGGTTTAATACTGTTGAAATCAGTTATAGCCCATACATTATTAATATAAGTACCTTCATACAATTCCATAGTAACTACTATACCACATTCTTCTACTATCTTCTTAGTAGAATTGTACCACCTAGTTACTGCTGTACCAAGTATATTTTCAGATGCTTCAATACCACCTTCGTACTATCTTACATCTTCTATATTCTATAGAATACCTGTAGTACCAGCATTATCTGTGAGTAAACGAATATTCTCAGCCCATCTATACTAGTTATCAGCTAGCATAGTAATATCACTGTCGATATTCATACCTCCTTGAAATGTATTTACTTGGCTATTTATCTCCATAATCTATTATAATTCTAATTGTAAATCTATTGTCTATCACCAGTAGTACTAAAGAAAGTACGTTCTTCATCTATCTCTGGGACTAATGTATTCCATGTGTACTTGATATTACTCAAATCGTCCTAGTTCGGCATTAATGATTCTGCATATGCTTGTTTTTTATAGAAATTATATGATGTCCTTGCATCAATATAAATCTATCTATGTACATCTCCTCTTATATATTTAATATAAAGTATTTTCTATGCACAGTACCAGAAACAAGCTTCAAAGTAAGACTATACATCAGGTATCATAGGCATGCCATCCTCGTCAGTGTAGATAGCATGATATGAGATTTTTGCATATCCTTCTGGAACATTTGTAATGAGATATCCTGGTTTGACGTCATATTGTGGCGTATAACTGAAATTAGTACCATTAAAACTAGTGTGCTGTAATCTACCATTTTTGCTACAAACTGTATAATTATTAATTAATGTGCTAAGTGTCTATCTAGTATTAGTATCTTTATTAAGTATTTCTAATGCGTCTTTATCTTTAGTAAGATTATGAAGGTTCTTTACTAATGGTATTAATATATCATCGTGTATAATCATATTACAACAATCACAGTTATCTTTCTTATCATATACACTGAATGTACCAGTGCTCTTTTTCATAGGTATCCAACCACCACAATCACATGTAGAGTAAGCTACACTATTTAATCTTTCTAGGTCACATGGTAACTTAGCCTAATAACCATTGATAGGTATTACTTCTACTTTGTGATCTAGTTGATTAACTGAACCTATATTCATTAAAGCTTCTCCAATCCATTGACGTATATCTGTAATAGGTATTTCAGTTTCATTTAAACCTAAGTCCGCAATTACTTTAGCAATCACGGCTTTACTACTTGTCATTTTATATATCATGGCTGCTATTCGTAATCGTGAATATTATTATTTAATTTATCTTTATATCTCCATATATATCCAACAGCATGTTTAACAAAACCTTTTGCACACCTAGCAATATTACTTATAGCATATGGTTTGTTTAAATATCTAGAAGCGTCAGATATTGATTCAAATTCGTTGATAATATTATAATTATCATCTAATTGTAAAACTGGTCTTTTAAACTGTTGTATAACATTAAGAGAATTATTTTCATAAGGATGTATATTAGAATGATCTCCATTGTCGTATCTCCACATAAATCCATATGCAGACTTGCTTTTATTTTTGCAACATCCTATTATTGTAACTCCTTTTAATTTTCCATTTAAACTACGTTCTGCTTCTCTAGAACTATGAAAAGTGCGAATATAATTTCCATCTAAATCATAGCAGTTTACTGGAATTCCACGCTTGGCTTGTAACGCTCCATTACTAATTCTCTATCTTTGCTATT